TTGTACAATAGTTTCATAATTCGGTAACACCTGCTTGGCATCAGTTACGAGGAACGCACGGATATTTGTATGTTCTTGTGTTGCGCCACTTCCATCAAGAGCGTTGAGTGCAGTTATTTGATTAACTTGGTCAACATCCACATAAATGTGTTTTTTGTTCTTAATGTAAATTGGATCACGGTCATTAACATACGGCAATGTGGTCGCAATAATAGCTGGCGTTAGGGCCACTCTATTAGCTTGTAGATAATCAACAATGGCTGTTCTCATTATCGGCTTCTATGCAAACGCATTGCACCAGGTTTCTTTTCACTTGCAGTGATAGAACCGGCATTCAGTATGTCATACCAATCGCCTGCATTGATCAATTCCTCGAACAATGCTTGATAGCGTTGTTGGTAAAATCCAATCTTAGCTCTCTCTGCATTATCTTCTTTACTAAAATCAGCGATTCTAGGTAAGATGTAATAATACATTGAATAGTAAACGCAGAGATCTTGGAAATCTACTTTACGAACTAAAATTTGATTTGGATTAACATCTGGAACATCGCTAGCACTAGTAAAACTAGGGCTAACAGTTTCTTGTAGATATAAATCTCTCCACCAATCACTATATTTGATAGCATACAGGATTCGTTGAGTCCCTTTTATTAGTAGTTCCTCAACGATATCATCCGTGAGGCCTTCGTTGTTTTCAAACACACGCTGATCCATATCAAGAACATCTTGATATTCAGCGAAGCTGATAACATTTCCAGAATTATCTGTTATGAAGGCCATCTTATTTTCCTATTAGCTGATTACTGTTGTAGCAGTGATTGTTACACCGTGTAATGGGTTAAGAGTTGTTGCACCAGCAACAGCTTTTAACACAACATCAGTAGCACGATAAGCTGGTAGATACAATGTATTCATATCGATTGAACCACGCATAGCATGACCGAAAGCTGTACGAGCAAACACAGCACAAGTAGCATCAGTACCACTAACTGGAACTAAAGCACTTTCATAGATCTCAACACCAGCGACTGTACCGATGTAGAAACCACGCAATACATCATTACCTAGGTCACTTGGGTTAACTAAACCTGATGCACCACTGTATGGTAATGTTGCTGTTAGGTTCTTCTTCAAGCCATAAGCCGCACCTGGGTGGACAACAGCGTAGAAAGGACCTGTCAAGCGTTGTTCACGCAAGCTAGCGGCCGCTTTAAGAATGTCATTAACAACTAAGTTATGACCTGAAGCGCCTAAATCAGCAGTACCTGTTGAGTTAGCAACATAGTTAGCGGCAAATGCGCCAAAGTTGCTGAACACTTGACGGTCCATTGATTCAGCGATAGCACGACCTGACTGGTCACCGATTTGACTGAATACATCGCTGTATGCAGAATCACGGATCATGTCAGTAATTTGATGGTAAACCACATGCTCAGCTAGAGTAATTGTAGCCGCATTTGTGTTGGTTTGGTGTGCTGGGCTTGCTGATTCATCAGTGATCAAGTCAGCAGTTACACGATCCCAAACTGGAACTTGTAAGTTCTTACCAGAGTGGACTGGAGCATCGAACACAGTAACTAATTGACGAGCCACTGATGTTTCATATGCCTGGTATTGAGCCTGAGTAACCAGGTTCGCAAACAATTCGCTGTTAAGCGAGGTATTAATGTTTGATGGATATGACATTTTTAATTTTCCTTAAAATTTATATTTTTTTATTAGCAACCGCTTTCGCATATATTTTTCTATGCTCGGCCAATCGCATGTCTAATTTGCTAATATCAATACCTTCACTAGGACCTTGATTGATATTAGACCTACTATTGACAGTAGCAGGAGTGGCCGACACAAAGTGCGGATTCGAATCCAGGAATTCTCGCACTAAATCATCTACCCCTAGAGGTTCACCGCGGTCATTATAACGAACAGTTCCTCTGTTATCTACTACTTCAACTTCACCATCATCATTTAATCGAACATTACTAGCTAACAACGCCTTAACCTGAT